ATAGTAATCCTGACGGTTACTGTTTGTACTTTGACACTGAAGCAGCAGTTAATAAGTCTCTTCTTACAAGTCGTGGCATTGACTTAACCAGACTGGTTGTTGTCAATGTTGTTACGATTGAACAGTTTAGACAGAAAGCACTACAAGCAGTAGACATATACTTAAAAAAATCTGAAGAAGAGCGCAGACCCTGTATGTTTGTGTTAGACTCTCTTGGTATGCTTTCCACAGAGAAGGAGATCAGAGATGCTCTAGACGATAAGCAAGTCAGGGACATGACTAAATCTCAACTTGTCAAGGGAGCATTTCGTATGCTCACACTTAAACTTGGTCAAGCAAAAATTCCACTAATTGTCACCAATCATACCTATGATGTCATCGGATCTTACGTTCCCACCAAAGAAATGGGTGGAGGCAGCGGCCTTAAATATGCAGCGTCTACGATCATCTATCTCAGCAAAAAGAAAGAAAAGGATGGAACAGAAGTCATTGGAAATCTTATTAAAGCTAAGACAGCAAAGTCGCGTTTGAGTAAGGAGAACAAAGATGTTACGGTACGTCTTTATTACGATGAGCGTGGTCTTGATCGATATTATGGTCTTCTTGAACTCGGTGAGATTGGCGGACTTTGGAAGAACGTTGCCGGACGTTATGAAATAGACGGTAAGAAAGTCTATGCCAAGGCAATCTACAAAGACCCAGAAACATACTTCACTCCAGAAGTAATGGAGAAACTGGATGTAATTGCAAGAGAGGAGTTTAGTTACGGTTCATGATTAAGGTTCTTAAAACTGAAATCAACGTCAGCAAAGTAGTTGAACAACTCAAGAAGTATCCACAGGATTGGGATCACCAGAAGACTCTGGAAGGATCTCAATCCTTAGTTGATAGAGGATTTGCAGACTTGCCAACCAGCGCACTTCAACTTATAATGGGTGGAGTCAAAACCAAAGAAGACTTTGTTGGAGACTCGGAGATCAACATCAAAACACCAGCCCACGCACATCATAGTGAGATCCGAAAGATCATACGCAAGCAATTCAAGAATGCAGACATTCATAGATGCGGTTTTCTTTCACTTCCTATTGATGAGATTGTTGGGGCTCATATTGATGAAGGAACATACTATCTGAGCAGAAACAGATATCACCTTTCAATACTTGGAAGGTATCAATATTTCTGTGGCAAAGAAACTGTCATTGTTGAACCAGGAACTCTTCTTTGGTTCAATAACAAACTACCTCATGGAACCGTTAACATCGGTGATGAAACACGTATAACCTTCGTATTTGATATTCCGCATGGACAAAGTTGAAATTCTAATTCTAAGAAATCTTCTTTATAATGAGGAGTATCTTCGTAAGGTAATTCCTTTTATTAAACCTGATTACTATGAGGACTCTAATCAAAGAATTGTTTTTGAGGAAATTGAAAAGTTTGTTCAGGAGTATAATCAACCTGCAACAAAAGAAGTTCTCTGTATTGAAGTAGAGAAGCGACAAGATATTAATGACACAACATTTACTGAGATTACAAAACTCATTAGTTATCTTGACGACTCTCCAACAGATCATGATTGGTTAGTTGATACTACTGAGAAATGGTGTCGCGATCGTGCCATTTATTTGGCACTCATGGAATCTATTGCACTTGCTGATGGGAAGGATAAAGATAAAGACCGTGATGCAATCCCTAGTATTCTGTCAGATGCCTTGGCAGTTTCTTTTGATGCACATGTAGGACATGATTACTTACTTGATTATGAGGAAAGATATGAATCATACCATCGCAAGGAAGACCTCATCCCATTCGACCTTGAGTATTTCAACAAGATTACGAAGGGTGGTCTCCCGAATAAAACACTTAACATTGCTCTCGCTGGCACTGGTGTCGGCAAAAGTTTGTTTATGTGTCATGTTGCAGCTGCCGCACTCTTGGGAGGGAAAAACGTATTATACATCACGGCTGAAATGGCTGAAGAGAAAATTGCGGAGCGAATTGATGCTAATCTCCTCAATGTCCCTATTCAGGAACTAACAGATCTACCTAGGGTGATGTTTGAGGAAAAGGTAACAAAACTATCACAAAAAACTCAAGGGTCCCTAATTATTAAGGAGTACCCAACTGCAACCGCACATAGTGGACACTTTAGGGCACTTCTTAATGAACTTGCACTTAAGAAGTCATTTAGACCTGATATTATTTTCATTGATTACCTTAATATATGTGCTTCCGAAAGGTATCGCGCAGGTAGCAATGTCAATTCATATACTGTTGTCAAAGCAATTGCTGAAGAGCTTAGAGGACTTGCTTGCGAGGCAAACGTCCCTATCGTATCTGCCACTCAGACCACTCGTTCTGGTTATGGTAGCTCTGATGTGGAGCTTACTGATACAAGTGAGTCCTTTGGGTTGCCTGCTACTGCTGATCTTATGTTTGCCCTTATTTCTACAGATGAGCTCGAAGGACTTGGACAAATTATGGTGAAGCAACTGAAAAATAGATATAATGATCCTACTGTATTCAAGCGTTTTGTAGTTGGTATTGATCGTGCCAAGATGCGCTTATATGATTGTGAGCAATCAGCACAGGATGACATTCTTGACAGTGGACAAGATGGAGAGTATAATAATGAGGAACAAAAACCAAAGAAATCATTTGAGGGGTTTAAGTTTTGAACGGATACTACTCTGTATTTGATCCAACTGGTAAAAAGATTGCTGACTGCGGTTCTATCAAAGATGCCGTTAATCTTATTGGGACAAGAAGTGATGGACACTATTACCAATTTAAACCAATTTACGAAACAGTTGATGTTAAACTGTTAGAAAGACCCAAACTCCCAACTAAAGATATCGTTGTCAATATGGACGGTGGTGTCGGTGGTAGTTGGGAAGAGGTAGAATATATTGAAGTAGAAGGACAAAAACTTCCTACACAACAACTCCCCCCAAATTGTCAAGAACCATTTATCCCTGATTTCCATGACTAAAGTTGATACCGAAAAGTACCTTGAATTTGTAAAAGGAGTCACTAGTGATCCTAGTCTTGATTGGCCTATTCTTGCAGCACGTCTCAGTGAACTTGAGGTTAGTCATGATTGTAATGTTCCACAACTTATGACTGCTGCTCTTGGATTATCTGCAGAAGCAGGTGAGTTCACTGAAGTCGTGAAGAAAATCTTCTTGCAAGGCAAACCTTACAACGAAGATAATGTCTTTCATATGAAACGTGAACTGGGTGATATCTGTTGGTATCTGGCCCAGGCATGTATGGCATTGGACACCACATTTGATGAGGTGATTGAAATGAATGTAGAGAAACTGAAAGCACGCTATCCTGGTGGTGAGTTTGATGTTACTAAATCTGAGAATAGGAAAGAAGGAGACGTTTAATGCTAACCATCACTAACTACATTGCGGCATTTTGGTCTGTAGTTGTGATGGGTTGTATCCAACCAGTCAATTGGAAAGCATGTGCTCCAGTTCATGAATGGTTACTTCCTGAACTGGAGTATGCATGGAAACTCAAGACTGGTGAAATAGTTCCTTATCAAACAGAGAAGGACTATCTAAAGGAGTTATAACTCCATAAATATTTAAAAAAGATAATGGCAGAACTGTCAAAAGCAGACCTTGGCAAAAGGGGTAATGAAGAAACATTAGTAAAAAAATTTCTTCACATGGGTGGATTGATGGATACCTTCTTACATAAAGATGGACAATTCAAACCATATGTTATTGTGGTAGTGATGGATGACGAAGAGCATCCCTTTGAGAGTGATGAGAAAGATAGATATGATGAACTTCTTGCAAGAATGAGAACAATACTTGGAAGAACTAATAATAAAGATAAAATTTTATTTACTGGTAAATTTGTAAACACCAATCAGGTAAAGACTGTTCCCATCACCGAGATGGTAAAGACAGAAGAGTTTGGTGGTCAAACTGGTGGTAAGAAAATAAATCTTGGTATTAAATTTGAGAATGATTTCTATGAAAGTTTAAGGTGTGAACTTGCTTGTGAATGTAAACCTACGACTTATAAAAAAGAAGCACAAAAATTAATAGAATTAATAGGTGAAGAAGTAAAGATTGGTTACTCTAACGTTGAAGCAGTTGGTGGGAAAAATCAACCAAGACCTTTAGCTGGTGGAAGTGGTGGATTGTATGTAACTGCTGGTGGATCAAAATCAAAAGATATTGGTAGCACAGTTACGGATATAACGACTTATTGGGGACCAAGAAAGGAAGAGATATATCTATCCCTCAAGTACGGAAACACTTTGACCTTTATTAACTCTGGTGTCGGCAGAATATTTGCTGTAGATGATTATAAAAAATATTTTGAAGGATATAGTAATCCAATCGGAAAAGAAATATTCAGAATGTTTGGAATTGATCCAATCACTTATGCTAAAACATTTAATGAGTATCCACATAAGACAAAGATGCCAACTGTTGATGTAACAAGTAAGTGCGACAAATCGGCCATACAAGATTTACTTCAATATGCAATTGGTTATGGATACTGGATGGTTCATGGTGGAACATCTGGTGGAGTGAAGATGTATGAAATGGATCAAGCATATATGAAAAAAGCATCTACGATAAGTGGATCAGTCAAATTAATGTATGGTGGGTCTCAAGGAAAGGGAAAAAGACTTGATATTCATATGGAAAGTTCAGTTTATAAATTTATGTTTAATCTTAGAAATAAACAATCTGGACTTTATCCATCGCATATTATGTGTGACTATAAAAAGAAATGATAAATAATGTATAAGGAATATCAATATCAATGAAAAGTTTCTTTCAGTTCCTGAATGAGGCACAATCGCAGGCAAGTATGCAGGCGAATAAAATGAACCTCAAGAGTGATGGACACGGCGGTTGGTTAGACTCCCG